TAAGATACGATCGATGTGGACGTTGTTGGATAGTTAAAAAGCCTGAATAAAATGCCAAATTGGTTAGACACATATAAACATAATTACTACCCTCGTCTTGATTCCAATCTCAGTGGAGCCAAACGTGGACTTGTCGAAGGACTAGGACAACGAGCCCGTGGCTTTCAATTGATGTTCGAGTTGTTGCTGGCCAAAACTCAAAGTCAGTATCACATTATCGAAACAGGTACCTGTCGAAATCCAGGAAATTGGAAAGATGGGCAGAGTGCAGTGATATTCACAGATTTTGTTCAGCACACAGGAGGATCACTGCGTAGTGTAGACATAGATCCAGATGCCTGTGCAGCAGCACGTAAACACATCACCAGTGGTCTTTTTCAAGTGACCTGCAGCGACAGTGTGCAATGGCTAGAACAACAGACAGATCTGGACCAGGTTGATCTTTTTTATCTCGACAGCTACGATGTAAAATGGAACAACGACTCTGCCAGTGCCGAACATCATTTACGCGAATTCCAAACAATTGAATCCAGAATTCAGCCAGGCACAGTAGTAGCCATTGACGACAATGCTAGGTTTTTAAACAATAATGGTCGCACTGGCAAAGGACGACGGATAGTGGAATATTTAGAATCCAAAGGAATACAGCCGTTATATGATGCTTATCAAATAATATATCAATTATGATAGTTGACACATTCATGTTCAATGACGAGTTTGACATGTTAGATATACATCTGGCAATCACAGATTCGTACGTGGATCGTTGGATTATATTGGAAGGCAACCGAACCTGGAGTGGAATATCAAAACCTTACTATCTTTTAAACTGCCTGGACAAATATGCAAAATACGGTGATAGAATACAACTAATCAGTCTAGACATACCCGACGGTTATGTGAATTGGCAGTGTGAAAATTACAGTAGAGCCAGTTTGCAGCAAGGAATCGATTGTCTAGATGACGAAGATATTGTTTTGCACGGGGATCTGGATGAAATATTAGACCCGACAAAATTTAGCAGTATAGTTGATTTGATGGATCTGCATGATCGTCCTGTAAATTGTTCTCTAGAAATGTTTATATATAGATTTGATCAACAAACTGATCGTCGATGGAGCGGAACTGTAGTGGCCCGAAAACACATGTTTGATAATCCTCAACAGTTATATAAAGGCATCAACATAAAGAAAAAAGATCGTAGTCATTGTGTAGCATATCCAGACACTGCAGGCTGGCACTGGACCTGGATAGGATCAGACCAACGAATACGCAGCAAGGTTGCAAGCTGTATTGAAAGCCAACATCGAGACCCAGAACAGGTGTTGAACTCTTTCAAACAGTTAGACACAGCAGCAGCTATAAATCACAAGTGTACCTCAACCACAGTTGAATACACTTACCCTAACGAAGTAAACAAAATACTTGAGCAGTATCCTCAATATTGGAACATACCGTCATGTCAGACACAATAAAACAGATCAACGGTTGGAATTTTCCAGCAGGAGACATAGGTCCTAGTACCTGGGCTGACTGTGAATGGGGAGAACCGATTCTCAACACCGTTATGTTTGAACAAATCTTGTTGGTGTTTGAGGGACGTGATCGAAAACATGCTTTAGACATCGGTGCTAATATAGGCTATGTTACTTCCTGGCTAGGCAAACGTTGGCCGCGAGTGACCAGTTTTGAACCTACCCCAAACACTTATGAATGCTTGCAATTGAATTGTACAAGATCACACATACGTTTACATAATTTTGGGTTAAGCAATATCAATGGGAATCTTTGTTTTGCCATAAGCGATGCTAAACCTGATCAAAATCAAATAATTACTGATGAAAGTAAATTACGTAAACATTGGGGAGTTACCCGTGTTCCGACTCGTAGATTAGATAGTTTTAATTTTAGTACGGTTGATTTTATTAAAATTGATGTAGAAGGACACGAATACCAAGTGATACAAGGTGCTCTCAAAACTATACAGCGTTGCCGACCTGCTGTTGTTATAGAAATCAGTTATGAAGGGAAACTACTGGATCATGATCTGTCGGCTGATCACAAAAAAACTGTGGGCTTGATAGAAAGCTTAGGTTATCAAACAGTTTGGCAACACAAGCATGATTGGTTATTGCTGCCCAACGATTGGTACAACAGATAAAGCCCACTAAGTTAAAGGATACCTTTATAAACAAATGAAGCACAATGTACCTGTATCACCAAAACAACAACACCAATTAGATCGACAACGTCACAGGGAGATGAAATATAACACGTCTGAATTGCCTGCCGTCGACTGTGCGTGTGTAATTCACGGCTCTGTGTATACATGGGACTATGTAGAACGCTTGTATAGCATGCTGATCGCCAACAGCAGTAGAAAAATTCGCATGCACGTTTTTACTGAACCAGACCGAGTAGTACCGTCTTACATGACCAAACATGTGCTGGAAGAGTGGCCGGGAATAAGCGGACCCAAGAAGTCCTGGTGGTACAAGATGCAGATGTTTGATTCAAACTATATTCCTGGACGTGTCTTTTATCTAGACCTGGATACAGTTGTGGTGGGCAATATTGATTGGATATGGGAGTTGAGCGATGACTATTTTTGGGCCATCCGAGACTTTAAATATCTGTGGCGCCCAGGTTGGCACGGACTCAACAGTAGTGTAATGACTTGGAATACTACCAAATTTGATTGGATATGGCGAGCGTTTTGCAAACAGGATATTGTGCTGTTATCTAAAAAATATCACGGTGATCAAAACTATTTAGATGCAGTGCTGACCGACAAACACTTGAGATTTATTCCCGACGGTGTGGCAAAAAGCTGGCGCTGGCAATGCAAGGATGGCGGCATGGATATGAAATCTCGTCAGTATCGTTCGCCAGGGTCGGGTACAAGTTTAGCACCAGACACTAAAATTGTAGTTTTTCACGGACATCCCAAGCCACACGAAGTAGCGGATCCCTTGATCAGCCAACTTTGGAAATTAACAAGCAACTAAGTAACTGTCTAACATGTTGTAAAAATACAACAAAATTCAGCCCCGGTTTTGGGGCTTTTTTGTGGCTAAAACAGTACATTTTGGTAGACCAGAAACCGCCCAAATGCTATACTAGTTTTACAGTAACAAAACAGGAGCTCAAAATGACCAAGCAAGAATTAGGCGAGTTAGCAATGGAAATCCTCAACACAGCGGATACCAGCGGTCCTGACACAGAAGACGGCGTTATCACTGTAGATTCCGACCTGTTGTTTCGCTACTACATTATGCGTGGTGTGGCTAACAGCGAAGCTAAAAAAGAAAGCAAAAAATTGTCGCATAAAAACAACAGTTAACAAGTGGTAGACCAGTAATTCACTACCAGCTATAATGTTTATACAGTAACAAAACAGGAGCTCAAAATGAGCGCAATTCTTAGAAAAGACATTGGACGTGAGATCCTAGAGACACTTAGGGAATCTGCCAGAGAAGCCCTTCCGGATGCTACAGAAGCAGAACGTGAAGAAAGCATAGCCAAATTCCTAGGTATTATGAGTGATGTAATGTTTGCTGGTCCAGCAAAAACGTCGCATAAAAACAACACATAAAAAGTGGTAGACCGGAAATACCCAAATTGCTATAATGTATATACGCTAACAAAACGGGGTAAAACATGTTAAATGATAAAGATCTCAATAACAAGTCCGCAGGTCGCTTCTCGTTTGCTGCCGCAAGAGACGCTAATCGTTATAGCGATGAATGCCGCATGACGTTTACCCCTAGTCAACGTGCCTATGCAGAAACATTTAGAGATCTGCTGACGTTGGCATACAGTGCAAACGAAGTGTTTATTAACTTCCGCAAAACTATTATTAGCATTAAGCTCACTAAGCCTCAAGTGCGAGACCGCAAAATTGTACGCGAGCTCGATGAGCTTTGTGCAGAACGCGGCTATGTAAAAGCTCGTAGCGAGCAGGGCTTGCTGTACAAAATCCCAAAAGTTGCATAAAAACAACACATAAAAAGTGGTAGACCGGTAATACAATATCGGCTATAATGTACTTACACTAACAAAACAGGAGCAGTAAATGACCCAAGTCCTAATCCGCAACGGCGTTTATCGCAATAAACCCGTACACAACGAAGTGTTTGAATTGGTCAAAGACTATACAGCCGGTGCTAAGGGTGGTTTTGTCACCATCGACAGCAAAGGATTTTTTGGACCCGAGTTTGGTATTGCTCGTGTCAAGGTAGACAGCATGGAAGACATTGAAATCCAAGGTGCTACAGCCACCACAGCGTCTGCTGTGAAAGCAGCACCTGTTCCAGAGGCTAGTGACGAAGAAGTCATGGCTCGTATCCGTGAGCGTTTTGAAATCCTAGACGAAATGACCAAGGCCGCTGTGGCCGGTGATGTCCGTGCCATGATTGTGTCGGGTCCTCCGGGCGTGGGCAAGAGCTACGGCGTGGAGAAAATTATCGAAGCTGCCTGTTTGTTTGACAAGATCTCTGGCAAGCGACTACGTGCTGAAGTGGTCAAAGGTTCAGCCACAGCATTGGGTCTGTACCAAACACTATACAAGTACAGCGACAAAAACTGTGTGCTGGTGTTTGATGACTGCGACAGCATCCTGTTGGATGACGTGGCCTTGAACTTGTTGAAAGGTGCCCTGGACTCAGGCAAGAAGCGTAAGATTTCGTGGTTGTCGGACAGCTCAGTGCTACGCCGTGAAGGTGTGCCAGACAGCTTCAACTTCAACGGTACAGTGATTTTTATTACTAATTTGAAGTTTGACAAGATGAAAAGCCAGAAACTGCGTGATCACTTGGATGCACTGCAATCACGCTGCCACTACTTGGACTTGACCTTGGACACCATGCGTGACAAGATCTTGCGTATCAAACAGATTGCCAACGACGGTCAGTTGTTTGAAGAATACGAGTTTGACGCAGAAACGCAAGAGGAGATCATTGACTTCATGACGCACAACGCTACTCGCTTCCGTGAGATGAGCTTGCGTATGGCAATCAAGATTGCTGACTTGCGTAAGAGCTTTCCGCTCAAATGGAAGGCCATGACCGAAGTCACTTGTATGAAAGCAGCCTAAGGAGTTAAACAATGAACCAATCAATTCGCGAACTTGCTGAACAGGCCGGATATGAAGCAGACTTGTTTGGTGTAGGGCATTGGAATATGCCCGAGTGTCAAAAGTTCGTTGAGTTGATTGTTCGGGAATGTGGCAACATTGCTTTTGAACATTGGGCTCTGACACACAGCAACTCACCTCAAGAGGCCATACTCAAACATTTCGGAGTTGAAGCATGAATGAACGAATTCGAGAACTTGCTGAACAGGCTGGATTACCAAAGTATATCACACGAGAGATCGGTCCAACAATAATTCAAAAGTTTGCCGAATTATTGATCAAGGAATGTTATGAAAGTTGCCGAAGTCAGGTACTTGATAAAGAAACTGCTGACACAAACGAACTAACATATAATGATGCTGTCAGTGATTGTGCAATTGGGTTATTACAACATTTTGAGATGATGGAATGAACGAACGAATTCGAGAATTGGCAGATAGATTTTACCCGGATTGTCTGTAGTAAACGCTCCTGTTTAGACAATCTGTTTGGGGCATCGTAGCAATACGGTGCCTCTTTTTTTTGACTTCTGTCTGCAAATAGTGTACTATATACATTATGACCTTTTGCTATTCGCCATGGACCAATATTGACATCGACCCTAAGGGTAATATAGCTCCGTGCTGTAAGTTTCAGTTTGATAAAAATACAGAAAAATTTAACATTCAAACTCATACTATAAAACAATATTCAAAAAGCGATTTTCTTCAACAAATTCGCAGCGAATTTATGCAGGGAAATTGGCCTGCTGGCTGTGAACGTTGTAAAATTGAAGAACAAAATAATATTGAAAGCAAACGAAACCTAGATAACACACGCTGGAAAGACCATTACAACCGATACAATTTAGACAGTAAAGAATTTATAACAGCAAGTATTGCATTTGGTAATACTTGCAATCTAAAATGCATAATATGCAGTCCGTATGCATCTAGTAAATGGCAAAAAGAGTACAAAACCATCTACGGAATTGATATTGCTCATAATAAGTTTTATAAAAATAATTTTGTAAAAGATCTTGTCGAAGCTGCGCCAAATCTGATACATCTTGACATACCCGGAGGAGAACCATTGCTCAGTGGAGTGCCAGAACAAAAAGAATTGCTTGGTTATTATATTCAATCTGGGAAGTCTCAAAATATGTCATTGCACTATACAACTAATGCCACTATATTTCCAGATCCGGAATGGTGGGAGATTTGGAGTTGTTTTCAAAATGTAGACATACAATTAAGTATAGATGCCATCGGTGATCGATACGAATATGTAAGATATCCAGCCAATTGGAAAACAACACTCCACAATGTGGAACAATACATGCAGCGACAAAAAGATAACATCCAGTTAAGTATAAGTCATAGTGTAAGTGCCTATAATATATATTATCTTGACGAATTTTTTGAATGGTGCTATACTATGGGATTGCCGCGTCCTTGGATAGGGAGAGTACATACTCCTGCACATATGAGACCAAGTGTTTGGCATGATACTGCCCGCCAAGCCATTATAGATAAATTGTCACAAAGTCAATATTCGGATGTACATGCTTGGAAAGAGATGATTGCTAATTCTGATGATAGTGCATTATTTGAAACCTTTAAAAAATATCTACTACAACATGACCAATATCGTGGCACAAGTTTTGCTAAAGTATTTCCGGAACTAAACAAATACCTATGAAATTATTAATTGCAGGATGTTCATATACTAACGGATGTGGCTTACCAGGAGAAAAAGATAATCCTAAAATTTGGCCCAATCAATTAGCCCAACGACTCAATGTTGATTCTATAACAAATGTTGCCAAGTCTGGTGCCAATAATCAAAAAATATTTTTAGAAACAATATCAGCAATGATTAAAAATCACTATGATCTAATACTAGTCTCGTGGTCAGTCATTGGTAGATTTAATTTCCATGTAGGATTAGAACGCTATCCAGTTGGAACATTATTAACAGATTCACACGATGTAAATATTGTTGGAGGCCAAACTATTTCAAAAAAATGGTTATTGGAAACAGGAGATCGTCTAAGAAAATTACATAACGACCATTGGGATTTATTGGAGTTAGTAAAGTATGTTAATGTGTTAGTTGGATTACAAAAATCTTCCGGTGGTAAAATATTTTTTGTGAACGGTATTGGAAGTTGGTCTGATCAATATTTTGTTAAAAAACAAATTCAACTTCCGTCAGATCTTGACAGATACACCTACAATTTATTAGATGCAGACATGCGCGATGACGAAGAGATATTTGCATTGTACAACATGATACATCAACATTATAACGAATACGGCGGCATACAAGAAAATTTGTGGTTGAATCTATATCAATCATTGTTAAAGATGAAGATAGATTCAGTTAGTAATGATGATCTACATCCTGGAATATTAAGCCAGGACTTGTTTACTGATTTTTTGTATAAGCGCATAACTGAAAAAATAAAATGACAACAGCAACCATAATCATACACGACGAAGTCAATATCAAGATTGAAGGCCTAGATCTTGATACTCGTCGCAAGCTGGTCAATCGATTCAAGTATCTGAACCCTGCTGCACGTTATCTACCTGCTGTAAGACTGGGACGATGGGATGGAAAAGTAGCTTACTTTCAATTGGGCGGCAGCACTTATGTAAACTTGCTGCCAGAAATTGTACCTATCTTAGAAGACGCTGGGTACGATATAGAACTAGATGATCGTAGAACTTACAGCACTAAGTTTGAGTTTGCTGCAATGTCAGAAAACACGTTTAGTGATCGTGCGTGGCCCAAGGGACATGAACGAGAAGGGCAACCCGTAGTACTACGTGATTATCAAGTGGAAATCATCAACGAGTTTCTTGCAAATCCTCAAAGCCTACAAGAAGTGGCAACAGGTGCCGGAAAAACACTTATCACAGCAGCACTGAGCTGGCAAGCTGGTCACTACGGACGCACTATTGTGATTGTGCCCAACAAGAGTCTAGTAACACAAACTGAAATAGACTATCGTAACTTGGGATTAGATGTTGGTGTTTACTTTGGTGATCGCAAAGAATGGGGCCGTCAACACACCATCTGCACTTGGCAAAGTCTAAACGTGTTGTTGAAGAACACCAAGTCCGGCGAAGCTGATTGCACTATACAAGACTTTATTGAGGATGTGGTTTGTGTTATTGTAGACGAAGTACACATGGCCAAGGCTGATGCACTTAAAACTTTACTGACCGGAGTAATGGCTCATATTCCCATACGTTGGGGGCTGACCGGTACTGTGCCCAAGGAAGATTTTGAGTTTCAGTCACTGCATGTGAGCCTTGGTCCGGTAG